CCGCGGTCGTGCCTTCGAGGCCCGTGACCTTGCTGCCCTGGCAGCGGGCGCTGACCCCATGGCCGCCATCGGTGCCAAAATTGCCGATTACGTTGCCAACCAGCGCCAGAAGGACCTCCTGTCCTGCCTCGGCGGTGTGTTCGGCAGCCTGGGTGCTACCAGCAGCTCTGCCGCCTTCTTTGGCCTGACCATCGACGGCGAATCGGGCGACACCCCGACCGTGCTGAGCCCCCGTCACGTGGCTGAAGCCCGTGCGCTCCTGGGCGACCAGGGCGACAAACTGACTGCCGTTGCCATGCACTCCAAGGTCTACTACGACCTCGTTGAGCGCAAGGCAATCGACTACGTGACCGAGACCGATGCTCGGATCACCTCGTCCAACACCGATTTTGTGGGCGGCACCATTGCTCCCGCCTATGGTCCGATCAGCGTGCCCACCTACATGGGCCTGCGCGTGATCGTGTCTGACGATGTGCAGACCGATGGCAGCGGTTCTTCGACCGAATACGCCACCTACTTCTTCACTGCCGGTGCTGTCGCCGCTGGTGAGCAGATGGCAATGCAGACCGAGACCGATCGTGACATCCTCGCCAAGAGCGATGCCATGTCGATCGACCTGCACTACTGCTATCACCCCGTTGGCGCTAAGTGGGCGGTGACCACCACCAACCCCACCCGTGCTCAGCTGGAGACCGTGGCTAACTGGTCGAAGGTGTACGAGCTGAAGAACCTCGGCATCGTGCGCGCCACCAACACCTCCAACATGGATTGATAGGAGGAACTAATCATGGCACAACCTTCCCAGTTTGAACTGTCTTCCGAGCAGTACATCGTCGCCAACCACTTCATCGCCTCTTCTGTGGCTGATGTGCAGTTCTTCACCGCTCCAGTGAAGTGCCAAGTGGTTGCAGTGCGCGAAATCCACACCGTTGCGGGCTCTGACGGCTCCGATGTGACCGGCACGATTCGTCGTTGCCAGGGCACCGAAGCTGCCACCGCTGGTGATGACCTGCTGAGCGCCGCGATCAACTTCAAGGGCACTGCTCTCACCGAGCAAACCCCCGCGTTGACTGCCACCACCGCCGATCTGACCCTTGAAGCAGGCAACCGCCTGGCTCTGGACGTCACCGGCACCACCACCGCTCTGGCTGGTGTGATCATCAACGTGTTGCTGAAGCGCGTCTGATGGGGCTGTTCGCTTTCCGGCGACTGCGAGATCGTGAGGCTCTGGCTACGGCTGGAGCCTCTTTCTCTATGACAGAGCCCGAGCCTAAACTTGAAGTAACTCAAGACCAACCGCTGTCCACAGATGGCAATAACAATCGACGCAACGGTGGGCGGCGCAAACGCCAACAGCTACCTGACGCTGGCAGCGGCGGAACTGGTAATTGAAGGATTCGTCCAAGATGATGACGTAACGGCCTGGGCGTCTGCAACAACAGATCAAAAAAACCGAGCACTGTATACGGCAACCCAACGTCTAGACCGTGAACGGTTCCTTGGCGCTCGGGCTACCGATACCCAAGCTTTGCAATGGCCGCGTACGGGCGTTCGCAAGCCTGACACCTACATCAACACTTACGCCGTTGGCTTTCCATTTCGTATTACCACGGACTATTACACAGACACCGAGATTCCAGATCAGATCGAAAAAGCCCAGTGCGTCCTGGCCGTATATCTCAATAACAACAAAGACGGATTGGCCTTAAGCGGGCTGGAAGATTACAAGAGCGTGAGCATTGGCAGTCTGAGTGTGACCACCGCTGGAGCCAGTAGCCCGGCTACAGGCGCTGATCGTGTGCCACCGATCTTTGAGAGATATCTGACAGGCCTTAGAATCAGTGGACCAGGCAATTTTTCGATCCGCAGGAGCTGACAATGGCCGAAAACGACACCTATAACATTGGCTTTGAGTACATCAGCGACACTGCGGCTCATACCGGTCGTTTTTGGAAGCTGTATGCCGTGGCCGACGCTGTGATCAGCACTGCAACGATCCAAAACGCCAGCGGCAATGCCTTTACCTCAGTGCCTCTGGGTAAGGGCGATGAAATTGAAGGCGTGTTTACCAGCGTGACATTGGCTAGCGGCAAAGTCATCGCTTACAAGATCTGATGGCCTACGTAATTCCTGGCGGTGGTGACGCAACAGCGGGAGGCAGCTTAGGCATCCCATCGCATGACTACGTGGTCAATACCTATGACGGCGCCAATAACCTTCTGACGGCAACCTACAAGCGTGGAGGCGCTAGCGGCAAGATAGTCGCAACGCTCACCATGACTTACGACGGCAACAATAACCTCCTCACCGTAACTCGGAGCTGAGCGGTGGCCTTCAAGCTCAATCCATTTACCAGCCAGCTTGATACCGTACGCAATCAGATGTTGTGGGGGTCGTTTTATGACACCACAAATCAAACTGCGGCGGCGGCGAACACTGCCTATTCAATCGGCATTAACTCAACCGATCCCGACAGTCGTGGTATCAGCATTGCGTCCGGATCGCGGATCACGTTTTCACGCGGCGGTGTTTATAGCATTACTTACTCCGTTCAATTTGTTAATACGGATAGCCAGATTCACGACATCAATATTTGGTTACGCAAAAACGACAGCGGCTCTAGTGGTGATGTCGTCGCATCTGACAGCTCATTTAGCATTATTGCCAGCCATGGAGGCGTCGATGGCCATGTCATTGGTTGCGTAAATTACATGCTCAAACTTGCCGCTAATGATTATCTGGAATTAATTTGGTCCACCACCAATGTGGCCGCAGGCATTCAGTCACTGCCTGCAAGCCTATCGGGACCGGCGCATCCATCAGTGCCCGGCATTATCCTTACAGCAACGCAGGTGGCATAGATGGCACTCGCAACATCACTCAGGAAAGTAGCAAGCAATCTGGTTAAGCAATTCGGCGGCACCGTCACATATAGACAGGTTTCAACGGCTGCCTACAACACAACGACAGGCGCAGTTGCCGAGACGGAGACGAATACTACGATCAAAGGCGTGCTTGAGAATGTGCGCAAAATTGAGGCGAATGAGCTGGTACAAGAATCCGACAAAAAGTTGACTATTGCTGCGGCGGATCTGACGATCACGCCCAATCTGGCCGATCGTGTGGTCATCAGCAACATTGTGCACCAGATCGTGCGCATCAACGTGATCGAGCAAGACAACACCGCAATCGCTGTTGAGCTCTTTTTGAGGGTCTGATATGACACGACGAATCAACCTGGCGCAGACTGGCGATTATGCCGCTGATCAGTTTGAAAAATTGTTACGTGTGACGGTTCTCAACACCGATCGCAAGCTCAAAGAAGAAAGCCCAGTGCGTACGGGCAGATTCAAATCGAGTTGGGTAGTCTCCGAGAACGATGTGACCGGATTTGAGGCGGAAGGTGCTCAGATATCTAAAGATGTGAAGCCAATAAACAGGCAAAATTATCAGCAAGAAAGACTTGGCGGTGTCTACCACATATCGAACAGCTTGCCATATGCAGAAGCGCTGTGTTATGGCACCAATTTGCCGCCGTCCTGGGTAGCAGCAGGCGTCAACGGAAGCTTGCGGAATCCTCCAGGCTGGGTAGATCTGATTGCCGCAGAGATCACAGCTAGCGTGCGAGCAAGCGCTGAGAACATCGCAAGGTCATCCTGATGGCAGCCATTAATCTCAACACCGTCCGAGCCACGATTGAAGGTCGCCTCGCCACCGAGCTTGCGCTGTCGCCTGCGATCCCGGTGGTCTTTCACAATATGCCATACAACCCGGTGAATAATGGCACCTGGGTTCAATGCTTGGTGTCTTTCGGCGCCAACACCTACCTGACTATGGGTGGAACGACCGGCAGTAGCAACAATGTGCTTGGTATCGTGGTGATCAACATATTCTCAGCCAAAGGTGTGGGTCCAGGCGCCAACCTGACCGTGGGAAAACGCATTCGGGATCTCTACAATAGAATCGTTGTAAGTGGGGTTCATTTCGATCCCCCAACAGGGCCCGAGGTGGTGGCTTCGCCATCTCCAGAGGGTTTCTTCCAAACACGGGTCAGACTGACCTTTGAAACCTTCGAGGATCTGTAACCATGGCGTTCTACCGAGGCCAGCAAGGCTCAATCAAATTCGATGATGCGGGCTCATCTGCAGCCACCATCACCAGCACCCGCTCGTGGTCGCTGACTGTCGAGAAAGAATCGCTCGACGTCACCGCCTTGGGTGCCACCTACCGCGCCAATGTCGGTGGTTTGATCAGCGGTTCTGGGTCTTGCGAGGTCCTCTACACCGCCAGCAGTGCTGATGAGACCAATGCTTTCATCGAGATGGTCAATTCGACTAATGATGAAGGTGCAGCACTGTTTGAGCTCTACATGGACACCAGCGGCGGCAAGAAGATCAGCTTTGATGGCGTGATCACATCTGCTGAGTATTCCGCTACCGTGGGCGAAATCGAGATCATCACTCTCAATTTCGTGACCAACGGCACCATCACCCTGGACATCTGATCATGGCTTTTTTCCGCGGCCAACAAGGCACTGTCTTTTTTGACAAGGATTCCAGCGGCGGTCTATCCGAAATCGCCGCTGTACGATCCTGGTCTATGACCGTCGAGAAAGAATCACTCGATGTGACGGCACACGGTGCCACCTACCGGGCCAATAATGGTGGTCTGATCAGCGGTTCTGGCTCGATCGAGTTGATGTACGACGCGCCGGGCGCTGGTGACAAGCTCGATCTTATCAAGGAGGTCAACACGGCCACTGACCCCGCCAACGCGAGTGTCGAGCTCTATCTAGACGAGACCGGCACCAAAAAGATCACCGGCGACATCCTAGTGACAAGCAGTGAATATTCTGCTACAGTGGGAGAGATCGAAATGATCACGATTAATTTCGTGACTAACGGTTCTATCTCACTTAGCATCTAACACCGCATGTCGGCCACTCGTCAGCGCCCCGTTGATCTGCTCACTGGGGCGTTTGATCTTAACCAGCGTCGCCGGTTCGAT